CTCTTGCAGAGGTTTCCGAAACCCTGAAACAATTATAAAAACGATAAACTTACTAGAACCCGCTCAGGCGGGTTTTTTATTGCCCACCATATCAACCCATCAGACAGCCCAAAAAAGCCCGTTAAAGCCCGTTTTAGGCGCTTTCCTGCCCGTTATGGTAGTCGTCCCATGTTTGCGGGTCTTTTCCTGGTTCCTGCACTGCAAGGCCAATGGCCTCTAATGGGTCATCATGCCTTAACCCAAGCCCATAAAAATGCCGAGACCATGAAATAGCCACATCCAGCCCACCTCGCAGGGTTTGATTTGGGCTGATGATCCTAAGAATCAAAGCCTCTTCTGGGGTCAATTTAAAGGTTGCATGTTTACTTTTTGACAAATTGATCCCGCAAATAGTAAGCCATCAGTAATGCTTCAGCACGGTTTATGTCCTTTTTTAGTTTCAACCCATGCCGAGGGAAAAGAAACCGGGCTAAATCTAGGGCTTCGTCCTTGTCTGCACTGATTTGAAAATGCTTTTTCCAGACTTGCGGCCTCACAAAGTGAACAGGGAAGCGGGATAGTTCACAGATGGCGTTAATTGCCCCTACAGCACGCCCGAACGCAAAGGTTGAAGCCACACCCTGCCCTGGCATAGAAAACACTTGTTCGACGCAGATTTGGGCATCCTGCCCAGGTTCGACAAACCCAAGGATTCGGCTTTTCAGTGCCATCGCCATGATATGTTTGTCCTGGTGTTCGATCATGTATGAACCAATTGGATCACCATTCCAGCCAATGGCGGCGATAGCTCCACTGACAGCACCTGGATCAATGCCAATAAAGACCTGATTCATACAGTGCTTTCTACACTTAAATTTTCGGACTTGATCCGATAGTCTTTAAAAATTGTCCCCTTGCTTGCGTCACCCTTCCAGCATTCGCGCACCCACCCACGCTTTCCAGATTTATAGGTTCTCCAATGACCCCTGACTTGGTGAAGTCTTGGGGTTGCGTGTGTGCCTCCATGATGTTCGTTTTTCTTTTGTGGTGGTTCAATGACCACTGTATGCCAGTCATAAGTCAATGCCGACTTACCTTTGCGCTGTCTTTTGGCGTTGATGAATGTCTTTTCTGGACTTGGCCTATATCCCGTTGTTTGCGTCAATAGTTTGGTCATTACTGCCAAAACCATTTGGTGCAATGGCTTAATGTCATCTAGCGTAACTGACCCTTTACCCTTTTGATAAACCTTGAATCCATCTTCAGTGGAAATATAAGCGTATGGAGTGAAATAGTGATTGTGATGGATTGAATGACCTGCAACAGTAATTGATCCTTCTCCCTGGGTCAACCAAACAGCAAACTCTTTCCCCTTAATGTCAGTCCCAACAATTCCAGTCCTTTTGTAAGGCAAGTGCATAAAGGTTTCGGCATCCAAAGACCCTAATTGGACTTCTGCACAAGACCCAACATCAAACCACATGGCAGTTTCTGGTTCTGGAGCAAACTTTATGGCTTTACGAATAAGCGGTGTCATCCCTGCACCTCTTTTTGTATTTCAGCATCTGCCTTTTCCATCCAATTAATGTGCTTTTGCAACAGACTAGGATCAATCCCTGCCCATCGTTTAACGCAGATTTCCATTGCATTGTCTAATGTCACTGCATCAGCCTTACGCCAAGCAAACCCTCGTTTTGATAGCTCTTCAAGCACTTTTGCACCTGATTTCAACATCCTAAAGTCCACCGAGTCTGTTTCCTTCATTTCCTCAAGGCAAGCCATCAACGCATGGATGATGAACGACATTGCAATGGCTTCGGATGCCGCATATTCACCTTCAACCAACATCATCATGCCGATGCGATGATCGATAGCAGTACGCCTAAGCCGTTCCTTGGCTATCGCCCGACCTATCGGGTTGTAGACCACATTCTTGCTCACCTTTGTTACGAATGGATTTGACACGCTCCAAAAACCTTTCTTTAATGTTTCGACCTGCCCAGGGTGGCTCTTCATCAAGCCTTTTAATCTCACCCCAAACATAATGCTTCCAACCTTTCACCAATGCCAAATTGGCATAGTGTTCAATGATTTTTTCAACTTCATCATCAAAGTGCATTCTTATTTAAATTAAATTTTTCAATAATTTTTGACCAAATAAGCCCACCAATGACTTTTGCCACAAATTGCATCAAAACAATCTGCCACATCAAATCACCAAATGCAATCGTTGGGAACACAATTGAATCAACACCAGCGCCAGCAATGTTTGATCCATTTGATTTGATCATCCATGATTTTGACAAAAGTCTTTGATAAACAAAAGCATCTGCAATCATTGATAAACAAAACGCAGTAACGCTTGCAATTGCAATCATTCCTGTCGCTGGATTTATTAAATAACTCACAACACCAGAAACGGCAATCAAGAGTCCAATCTTCAATGGATTGCCCTCCCATTTGTCATGCAATTTGTCTCTCAAAGATAGATCAAGACCAATTAACAAAAACGCATTGATCGGACTAAACCACACGCCAAAAGTTGCAACAGTCAAGTTTGCAACAACAATTGATAACACAAAAATAAAAGAATAAATCATGTTCTCTCCGTTTTAATTGTTACACCATGATGATTGGCAATCATTGTTTGATTCCCACCAAATTTGCCACTGATTTCATCAGCAATATTTTCGTGATATCCGCTTTGAATGTTGTCGCAAAACTCCATCAAGTCTTCAACCATGATGATTGACTTTGTTTCAATCTCCAAAAAATAAATGATTGGTTTTTTGTTTTTTGGACATTCGCACATAAAACTCATTGAGTATTTATTCACCACAATCCTCCTTGTTCAACTTGAAAAAATTTCCATATTGCAGGTGCATTGTGAGTTTCAATCCTGCTCCGCATAACCTGCGCTCTCATTTCTTTTGTTGGTGGCTGATAGTTGCCAACTCTCCAGTGGGCATCAATTCCAACATTGCGCCCAATGTTTGTGCTATCAGCAGACGCAAAAGGCAATTTTGTAAACACTTCTGGATCAAGCATTCTCAGACCATGTAGTTTGCAAATTGGTCTGCCTTGATCGTCACAAATTACACGCATTGCTTGACCAATTCTTGACCACCATTTTTCTGTTCCAACAACAGAAAAGTCTCCGCTTGATCCAAAACAAACACGCACATAATTGTTTGCAAGTTGCTCAAGTCTTTCAAGACTCTCATGCAAATGCCACACGGGTGCGCCAAACCAATTAGGAAGTGGGCAATCTTTTAGTAGCTCATCATTGTCTGATTCTGTTCCGTCAATCACATCTGGAATAACAGCAAAATCACAAGATGGAACTTTTTTGACATTTAGCGCCCAATCATAGAAAGCACTCCAATCTTTAACTGGATTTCCTGATCTCCATGCTGAAAAAGCACCATTGTCAATTGCAAATGACTGACAAACTTCTATTGCAACACCTAGTTGGTCTGGATGGGCAAAAGACACAAATGCGTGACCTGCTTGAATTGCTTTATCGGCAACAGTTGCTGGCGTGATAGGGAGTCCGTGATAATGAATCATAGTGCATCTGATTGTTTGATGAATACGCCAGCAGTGTTTAGATAGCCCTTGCGATCCTTGATCACATCGTAGGCGCTTTGCAAGCATTCAGTTAGATTCATGCCAGCCAAATATGAGCCGATGATAAGCGTCACCATCACATCACCATAGGCATCCATTGCTTCATCACGATCAAGACGATTCAATGCCGCAAGCAACTCAGTGACTTCTTCCAAGGTCTTGATGCCTTGACTCAATGGGTTACTGTTAGGGATGATCTGCCGATCTTTAGCCCATTGGATGACCAAGTGTTCAAGTTGTTCAAAGTTCATATCAAACCTACTGTTTTGTTGCGAATTGATTTGAGCCTCTCACGGATGTGATCAGGCATGGCAGTTCCCTGTGCAAGCCGTTCTTTGACTTCAGCAACGGCATCCACAATTTTTGTGGGTTCAGGTAACTCAAACCCATCCCATCGCATTTGATTGAGATAGACCAATGGCGCAGGGATGAAAGCCCCGTTTGGCTTCATCCACTGGTCTGATTTCTT